CAGAAAGTTCTAACTTGCCTGTGTAGTCAGGTGATTTGTCAGAACGCTTACGATTGTTGGTGAATAAAACACCTGATGGTGGATACTGGCTCATGCCGCTTTTCCTTCTAAAGTTTCTTTGTGAGCAATGAAGTCTTTGAACACATCATCGTAGAGGGCTTTGTCTTTTGTCTCCAAAAGATCGATGGCCTTCTTGTTCTTTGCCCAAAACCCCCTTAATTCAGTTATGTCATTACACTCCGGTATGAAAGTCTTAAACACTTCCCCGACAAGGCTGTAGTCCTCAACGGTTTTTTTCTCACCGTTTTTGTTCTCAAGCTGTATCGTTTCTGGCTGTGGCTCAACACCCTCTGGCAAGTCTTCGCCAGCGTATATATAATGACCCAATCCGTGCATAGCACAGCACTTAGCCAAGCACCTCTGAATAGCAGTGTTAACGCTAAACGAGTCTGGATGCTTCATGGCTTTGTTTTTGAAATCCAGAACAGGCAGTAACTCTGTCTGCTCATCGTCACCAATTTTTACAGTGACAGACACAAAAGCAAATCCTTGATCGTCCTTCATGTATGGATAAGTTCCATTTGTAGTATTGTACAAATGTTTTTGAAAGACCGCATTTGGGTAATGCTTCTTCACAATCCCCCAAGCCCATGCCCATGACAGGTACGTTAAGTTCCCCTTCTTCTCGGTGTGTTCAGACACATCGATACCAGAAAGCGTTTCCCATATTGTTTCGCTCATTCACTAATCTCCTTTTTATACTGAGAGCAAAATTCAGCAACTCCACAATAGTTGCCCTTACATCGCACCAGTTCCCCAGCGCGGTGTTCTATTTCGACAGGAACAGATTGCCCTGCCGCAAAAGCGTCTGCGTCTGGTTCGTTCTCAAACACGCGCATCGCTCTTTTTAAACCCTTCTTTTTAACTGCCCAACTATCATCTCTTTTCCATTGATCACTGGGATAACATTTCACAAACTTATCTTCCAAGTCTTCCTCAAGGTCATACCGAAGTTCTGCCTGTTGATGAGCCTCTACCCTATGCTTTGCGTACTCAATTCTACGCTGATCAGACCATAGTGGTATCTCTACCATAGCTACTGGCGCTTGAGGATAATTTGATTTGTATTGAGCATCTCGCCTGTTCCAATCCCTGAGAATTGCACAGATGGTTAACTTGGATACTTTAAGACCTTTTGCCCTCTGGACGAGAAGAGCATACATATTCAGTTGCCGCTCCCACTCAACCTTGCCATGAATTACAGACCAAACGCTGGTCACTTTGTAATCGGTTATCTCAACAGAAGAGCCTTGTATCTTTTGGTGGTCTATCGCGCCAGATAAAGTCCACCCATCAATATCCACGAACAGACGTTCCTCTAAAAGAACGTCCTTCTCTTTTGAACTTTCTAGAATGTGATGAACTGCGGTTCCAAACAAAGGCCAAACCATATCGGTTACATCTGCTTGCCGATCAGAAGCGTAGTGCTTACGCATCTGATTTACCCTCGGACTGTCTATAAGTGTCGTAACGCTTATGTCAGCTTTGCCTTTACTATATTTATCGTTTCTGGCAAAGTCTAAAAAAGGTTGCGGTAGTCCGAATTTGTTGGTTATGTCCATAAGTTGTCTCCTTCCTCTAGGGTTATCTCATAGAGGCAAATAGATGTCAATAAGAAAATAAGGCACTTAAATGTCTATAAAAACACATGAGTTTATTGTTTTTGGAGAGCCAGCTTCAAAGGCCAACAGTAGAAAAATTGTTTTGATACGAGGCAGACCAGCGTCTATAAAATCTGACAAGGCAAGAAAGTATGCAAAGTATTTTTTAGAGCAAGTACAGCCGATAGAAGAAATGTTCACAGGAGATGTTTGTGTTGAGATGGCAATTTTTTATGCCTCAAGAAGACCAGACCTTGATGAAAGTCTCATTTTGGATTTGATGCAGGGGGTTATTTACGCCAATGATCGACAGGTTAAACGGAAAAATATATATTGGGGGCTTGATAGAGAAAACCCAAGAACACTTATCAGAGTGTTATCTTTGGAGAGCAGTGATATCCCAAGCAGTCTCAGACGCATATCTGGATGACTATAGGCACAAACAGTCAGTAGCCGAGTGGATAGACACAGAAGACTTTGAAACTGTATGTGACTTTGCTGGTGTTGCCACACCACAAATGAGAGATAATATTCGTACCATACTACAATCAAAGCCAGCTATTGCCCGATACAAAGGCAGAAAGCTAAAAGATTTAATCGACAAAAAACACTGACTAGTAATACTAGTTATAATATATATAAATATATAACTAGTTATAAGAACTAGTTGGCGGCACTTTTCCACATCATCCAAAAAACCTGATTGACAGGCTCTCCTGCTGATAATATGTTAGTGGTGTCGTGGAGAAATTATTATGCAAGAAAACACTGTTATCCGTGGGGCGGCAGTCCGTCTAGGTTCTGGGCAACACAAAATTGTCTGCCCTTTCTGTTCAAGTCAGCGGAAAAAAGCTAATCAAAATCAGAGAACATTATCCCTCAAGATAGATGGCAGTGATATTCTGTATAACTGTTGGCACTGTGACGAGAACGGCATTGTTCCGTTTGAAGAAAAACAGATACCAATCAAGAGGGGAATTACTAAGATGGCTTTAGCTGTAAAGCATGACTATTCAGAATTATCACAGAACACTATCGACTGGCTCAAGAAGCGCAGTATATCAGAAGACACAGCCAAGGACGCTGGCATTCAAACAAAGCGTCACTTCATAAACAGTTTGCAAAAAGAAGTTGAGTGTGTGGTGTTCCCATACACCAACAAAGGAAAGACCTACGCGGCAAAGATCCGTGCGTTAGAAGACAAGGGGTTTTCTTGTAACGGCGCACCAGCCAACTTCTTTAACTATGACAACATTGATCCGACAGATGATATATTTATTGTCGAGGGGGAAATGGATGCTCTTTCATTTATTGAGGCTGGATTTGATAACGTGGTAAGCGTCCCAAATGGTGCAGTGATGAAGGTTGTTGATGGTAAGATTGACCCACAAGAGGATAACAAATTTAGATTTTTGTGGGATGCCAAGGACAAATTAGAACAAGCCCCTAAAGTAATACTCGCCACCGACAACGATGAAGCTGGCAAGGCTATGGGCGAGGAGATTGCCAGACGTATTGGCAAAGATAAATGCTGGGTTGTTGAGTTCCCAGATGGTGTAAAAGATGCCAACGAACTTCTGGTAAAGAAGGGGCGTAATGCGTTTGAAAAAATCATTGCGGGATGTTCGCCCTATCCTGTGTCTGGTCTGTATGAGCCTGACCATTTCTTTGACAAGCTGGACACGTTATACGAAAAGGGTATGGGCAGGGGAGCATCCACTGGGTACAGCAACCTAGACGAGTTCTATTCGATTGTTGAAGGTCAGCTTACTGTGGTGACAGGCCACCCATCGTCAGGAAAGTCTGAGTTTGTTGACCAGCTAATGGTAAATCTAGCTGAGGAAAGAGGGTGGAAGTTTGCCGTTTGCTCATTTGAGAATGACCCACCACTGCACATAGCCAAGCTAATATCTAAACGAATGCGTAAGCCGTTTTTTGCGGGACACACGCCCAGAGTTACGTCAGAAGAATTAGAAGAGGGAAAAAAGTTTGTCAAAAATCATTTCTCATTTCTGTATCAAAACGATGGGGCAATGGCTACTGTGGATGGGATTATTGAACGCCTAAAGATTGCTGTTATGCGTCAGGGCGTAAGGGGTGCTGTTATAGACCCATACAATTACATTCAACAGGATAAGGGTGATCAGAGCGAGACAGGTTGGATATCCGATATGCTGACAAAGTTACGGGTGTTTGCAATGAGTCATGATTTGCACCTTTGGTTTGTTGCTCATCCGACTAAGATGTTGCGAGGCGTTGACGGTAAGATACCGCCGCCGAAGGGTTATGATATCTCTGGATCTGCCGCATGGTTTGCCAAAGCTGACATAGGTATAAGTGTGCATAGACCAGACCCAGTTGCCTCTGCAATGTCTGAGGTTCACGTTTGGAAGTGTAGGTTTAATTGGGTTGGTAAGCAGGGCGTTGCTGAATTGTATTTCGACCCACTGTCCATGACCTACTCAATAAACAACAGTAAAGATAATTTTCCAGCAAAGCCTATGGCTCTAAGTGAGGTTCCGTTTTGATGGGTGGTGGTTCTGATACCCGAAGGGGTGTAATGATGCTCAGTGAGGCTCAGAGCGCGATTAATGATAGGGGTGAGAACTATGGAACGCCCTTGGATAACTTTACGCGCATAGCTAAACTTTGGTCTGTTGTTTTGGGCGTAGAAGTACAGCCGCATGAGGTGGGGTTGTGTATGGATTTGGTAAAGACAGCACGTTTGATTGAAACGCCTGACCACTACGATAGCTGGGTGGATAAAGCTGGCTATGCGGCGGCAACAATAGAATGTTTTGAAAAGGGCAACACAACGCTTGATTAAATTTGTAGTATGATATAAATATAAGGGGAACAGGAAAGTTGTTCCCTTCCACGACAAAGGGGCTGGCGTAAAAACCAGCCCCTTATTCTATGGGTGGTTGATGCGGTCAGGGAGGAAAACCCACTGCCACCGCACCAACCTTGAGGCTTACCCATTAAGCCCTCACACTCTGGCAGTGGATTATCTGGTTGTGTTCCAGTGCATAGCGCATACCCGACCATTCGGTTCAAGGTCTGCGAAGTCACCATTTTCTGAGTTCGATAGCGTGTATTTTTCGCTATACTTGTCATAAACCATTGTGGTGACATGAAGGGGAACAAGGCCCACCTTTTGGCACTCAAATATGTAAGACTCTTTTGCCTTATCGAAGGTTAACTCGCCCATGTTTACGCTCCCTTCTTGTAAGTTTAACAGCGCCAACAAACAAAACAAATGTTCCTGAGTACATAATTATCACACCTGTTATAAGATTGTTGTGCGGGTTCTCTAACCACCCAATACCAGCCATCATCATTAGAAGGCCAAGAATAAATACAAACCCCCAAAAAACTTTATCTCTCATCGTACATTCTCCCTGTGAGCATATCAATATGATATGTAAACTCATCATAAGTAAGCCAGTGATAAGGCGTGTGGTCAAGGTGAAATGAAGGTGTGGTCATGCCCTTGTGTGTTATGGGGCTGTCGTTAACGTCCACATCTTCAACCTTATAAACATAATGCCAAGCCTTGCGGATCCCCTCATCGTCCTCATCGATCTCTGGCATATAACGATAGCCGTTGTATCGATAGGATGGTGCGTTATGCCAACTAATCATCAGTGCATCTCCCTTTGTTTGTGTAGCTTTGCAATCATCTTTAGCTTTTTGCCAGCCGATACTGCATGGGTGACAGACTTATCTGCCACCTTATCTTCATGCATCTTTTGATTGTAGAAAGAATTAAGGGCAAGCAACAAGGCGTTTACCTCTTTAGAAGTAAACGAGATTTGTGTTTTCTTCTGCATCGTCAACAGCCTCTTCCAAAGTTTTTTGAGCATTCAGGGTTTCAATTAACTTTTCCCTGTTGTCATAATCATATGGCTGGGTAAGCTGTTCAACTAAATTGTCGAGTGCTACACCAACCGCGCAAGCCTCACCCTTAGTGAGAGTTAGTTTTACTAGTGACATCGCGTTTCATCTCCTTCCATACATCCATTACAAAACAACACCAGCCGACCATGCCGACTGATGAACCAATAATTAAAACAATCCAAACTAAATCATTCATCATCTTCCCCTTCTATTTCATATTCTAACCAGCCATTAGAAGCGTCAACTCCCAACAAAAACATTTCTTTATCTGCTTCTGTATTGAAAGCGTATGTTTCAGACTTATCTCTATCTGTACCCCATATAATGGTAACAGCGTGATTTGCATTGTCGATATCCTCTTGGACTTGACCGATGCAATTAACCAGTGGTTTTTGTACTACCATACAAATTTCTCCTTTTGTAATCCTCGCCAGCGTCTATGCCAGCATCTACAACTATCATGAAAAGAA